ACGCGGCCTCGTTTTTGATTACAACTGCGCGGTCACGGTCATTCATGTAATACTCTGACCACTCCCACTTTGCGATAAATATCGGCTCGTCGCGCCACTGTGGAATAAACAGCTCCACTTCGATGATCTTGCCGACTCGGCGCTCGACATAACCAGAAGCGCCACCATCCTCACAATAAGGACCAGTACGGACCCAGCCGCCACGAGTCACTTTTCGCCAACCGATCTGGCCCTTCAACTTTCCCTTGCGCTTACCGCGCACATAACGAGGCATGGAGTCCACAATCTCGTCGCCAAAGTATCGACGGGCCATGGACTCACCAAAGTCGCCAGACAACCATGCCTGATTTGAGTTGAACTCAGCTCGATGGCTCATTACTCGACCTCATCTGCTGCCGCAATCGCGCCTTCCGCAATTGAATCCAGCTCCTCGTCGGTGAAAGTGTGGTTGCCGAAAACCGACACGATTTCTGCTTTCAATCCACCGACCAAACTCTCGTAGTTCAGATCCTTTAAGATCGGGTCTACCCACAGCGCATAAAGCGCAAAGTTGTGTGCATGATGCTTAGTTGTCAGAATCATTTTACGCAGCCTTCCTTTCTATCCCGTGAATCTTGATGTATGAAACGCCTCCTCCATTTGCAGCGTTGCAGAGATGAATCACGCCCTCCGCATCCTCGGCTTTGAGCCAGTCAGTAACCACAACGCGCTTCTCTCGCACCCACTCAAAAATGATTTTGTAGTTGGCGTTCTCGTGAATCTCAATCTTCATTGCGCTCTCCTTAGAGCCGTCGGGACATCCCCGACACACCTAATATACACATTACCGTGTCGATGTGCAACTATTTGTAAACACTTTTTTATAAATAATTATGATAATCTGCACAGCAGGGGGGGGATGATTATGCGCAAGGAGAATGGGCAGTGGAGAGTCTCTGGGAATCACAAGAGGATTTGGAGGAAGTGCAAACGGCTATTCGCGCGGCTGTGGCGACGGCTGTCAGACTACAAGAGGATGTTGCCATCATGGACGATCTTGCGATCATCCCGCTTAGCCGCGCTACAGAAGCTCCGCTTGAGGTGATTCGGATTGACGGAGTTTCTTTTCCTGTGACTTTCTCTCAGCGAACTCACTGAACGGCTCACCAAATTTTTTCTCGAACCACTCTGGCCACGGTATGCGTCGCATAGTGCGCCCATCTCTATTGCGCCACACGAACCGAGCTGCGTGATATTTGATTGACTCTGCAAGCTCTTCCTCTCGGGCAAGCTCTTCGTCTGTCATCAACGCTCTCAATTGACTCACGACATAACCTCTGCCATCGCTTTCATCTCACCCAATCGGCTGCGGTTATGCAGCCAGAAAACCAATAGAAACCTGTCGCCTTTAACGACAGGTAAACCTCGGTGCAGTTTGGTGAAGCTGGGAAATATTAATGCGTGGCCTGTAGGGAGGGGCTTCAGCGTACCCAAGCCATGGAACTCCGTGCCTCCGCCTTCGTACTCCCCACTGTTTAGCGGCACAACCACACTCATATCGCTCGATTCGTCGTGATGCCACGCGCCTTGCTTCTTGTCCTTCACATTGTAATTAGCCAGTTGTATCGATGAGATCTCTGCGCAGTCTCTTTGAAAGAGAGAGAAAAATATCGGATTGAGCACATTCTGCACGATGTGCCACATATTACGATAAAGCTCTGGAACCATATCATGCAGCGTGATCTCTGGTATCTGCCGCAGCACGTCTTCGGTTGGGTTGGTCTCGAACATACCGAGCCTTTGCATTTCACGAATCTCCTCCATAAGCATTTTGCAATATTGTCGGCGCAGTAGAGGCACCCGATAGACATCTGGAAAAATCTTTTTGATGTGTTGCTGCACGGCTAGCTTTTCCAAATCGTTTGTGCCGTTCGCAGTTCGGAATCTTGCGATGGCAGGCAGGGACTCCTGCACAGCCGTATACAGCGGTTGGTTCACCATCCAGTGAGATTGCATCGACAGCAGATAATTTTTTAGATTGTACATAAATGTGCGATTTGTGTATGATTAGTTGCATAATTTAGCAAAGAGAGTGTATCTATGGAAGACGAAGCAGTTAATCTTGGATCGGTTGAGGTCACTACCGCTGTGGCTGACGAGGAGGAGAAGACCATTCGCAAGCGTAAGTCTCTTGCGGTGGATGAAACCACCTACGAGATGCTGAGCAGAATTTGTGCGGAGCGACGTCGAAGCAAAATTCAGCAGTTACAGGTTTTGATCGAGGCAGAGTTTTACGCCTTGAATCTGGACAGGTCGGATTCGTGAAAAGTATTTTCGGCAAGAAAAAATCTGTGCCGCAAAGTTATCAACCTGTGCTCGAAGCCCAAGAGGTGTTGGACGTCTTCGGACGTCTGACACTGCACCAGCAGGCCGTGCTGATGCGCCTGATGAGTAGGAATCTGGTGATCGAGCTGCCCACCGAAACCGTGATGGGTTATGAGCTGGACTGGACTGTGGATAAGGCAATGATCGTTGCTCTTCCAGCAGAAGAGTATGACGTAGGCGTTACACCAGCCCTGCAATCCCCTGCTGACGCATAGCGATCTGTCGATCTTCTTCTGAGGGTAGCAGGGTTGGCGACAGCATCGCTGGACTCCCGCCGCCTGTCGGCATCATGGGAAGAGGCTCCAGACTTGCAATCGGAGAAACACTTGCCTGTTGTTGCTCTTCCAATTCTCGCATTCTTTCCTTCAACTCTAAATTTTCATCTCCGAGCGTTGTGGGTCTGCCCTCTGCATCAAATTCCGAGGGCTCCATAGCTTCTGGCATATCAACGCCGCGAGCAGCAGTTTGGGTTGCCAGATAAACGTATGGCTTAATTGCATTAAGGCCCTCGACCAGCTCCGCCGCGTACTGCGGATCTATCAAGGCCCGTATTAATGAGTCCTCGTATGCCTCTCTCTGAAAGCCAATCGCGGACTGAGAAAGGTCATCGAAACCTCTGACAACCAATCTTTGTGGCAGCTCAACGATTGATCGCAAAGCAGTCATCACAGGCTTGGAAAGACCAGCGGCCTCTTTTTCCATTTGCCTCTGCATCGCCAGTAATGGTTGGGTGGGCGAGCCAGTTTGTGTGGCAATATAGCTGACTGCCTGCGCAACCTCTAAAGCCTCTTTGAAAACTTCGAACTCTTCTGGACCGAGTATTTCGCGAAAAGCCGCTACTCTTCCTCTTCGCTGCTGCTCGCCTCTTCTCCCTGTCTGAAATGCCCTCCTCGGGTTTTTTAAACCAATTTTCTGCAAGAACTTATTCGGCACACCGAAGGGATCTGATGTGCCGACAATTACCTCATCTAGTTGTGTCCGCAACCAGTTCGCTTTGAGATTCTGCCAGACCGTGGGATCCTCTTCTTGTATCAACTCCCGCAATCTTTTCAATTCTTCCGCGCTGGCCTTGCCATCGAACATTCTCTTAACAAGCGGTACAGCGGCGGCGCCACCCTTTTCAACGGCTTCAGCCAAACTTTTTATCAGGCCCCTATCCAGAATCTGTAAGTGCCCCTGATCAGGGTTGAAGATTTTATTTGCTCTCGCGTATATCGGATTAGCCGCCTTGATTGCGTTTATTATTTGACCTTTCAAATCTCCAACGACCGCTGCAACGGTTGATCCCTCATTCTTTGCCAACTGTTCATATAGCGGCTTCAGATCCTCCATCACGGCATTGTGCAACGCCCTCGTGTCCGTCTTGAATCCTTGACCGGCGAGTGGGGACTGCACGGGATTCGTAATCGATTTCAGAACTTTTTCAAGAACGGATCGCACGGCATCACCCGTGTTCGGATCTTCTATTCTGTCTTTAATAGCGTTACCGATTTGGGAGATGTCAATTACCAAGCCTGTTTCTTCGCCCAATCTAAAGGCTTGTTGATATACCTCTTTCGCACGATCTTTTCTTGCCTCGGCGAGCTTACGAACTGCACTGTCTGTCGCCTCCGCCAAATCTTTTTCGAATTCGAAACCGCCGCGCTCGCCCGTTTCTTTAAGCGCCTGCCCCACCTTTCCGGTCATGTATTTGCCAGACTGCAACTCGTCAAAAAATGTGTAAAACGCCTCCTCCATTTGCAGTGCGCGGTCATTGTAAAAATCAAAAAGTTTTTGTGAGCTAGGCTGCATTTGCAGATATCTCTGCACTTGACTGGCATTGCTCTTCAAACCCAAAGCCTCGGCTCTGGTCAACGTAATCCCAAATCGATCTTGCGCCATCTGCATTAGGCTTTCTGGAGTATCTCCACCCTCCGTGAGCAGGGTGCGTATCATGTTAGCTCCGTCCTCACCCGCAAAGTCAGTGCTGATTTTATTTAGCAACGGTCTACTGCCACGAATGAAACCCTGCCCAATCGGCAGCGCTCCAAAGGCGCTATTGATTAAAAGATCGTTGGCGGCTTGACCTACATTTAATGGTGGGCCGTCGAAAGCGGCGCTGATGCCAGCTCGGCTTGCAAGCCCCACTGCGCCACCGACTGCAGTCCCGCCAGCGCCGAGAACCATTGCGCCGGGTAGTCCACCTCCGGGCAATGTGGTCAAGGTTCCTGCGGTCATGCCAATCGTTCCACCAACAACCTCTGGCAAAAATTGAAGAGCTGGGCCCACCAACCCATAGGTGTTCATTAGATCGCCAAATAAATTATCTTTGAACTCTTTATGAATCTCGCCCGTGTAGGGGTCGAGATATGCGATGTCATCGTCCTCATCCAGAAAATAAAGATCTGATAAATTCATGTCCTCTGCCAGATCAGGGAATCTCTGCTGTGCAAGCCAGTGCATTTGATATGCCTGATCATTTGACATCCCTGCAAGTAGAGCGCGGGTCGCTCCAGATTTCCGCACCTCTGCTGCGTCTCTCTCTTCCCGCTCTTGCTTTTCCAATTCTCGGAGGTCAGAAGCCGCCTGAGCACCTCGACCTGCAAGGTTTTTTGCGTGCGTCTCAGCCATCGGCCCTTTGCCTTCGGCCAAGTCTGCTTTTAACCGATCACCCGCCTCTTTGCTGCTTACGGTGTAATCGAAGCCATCAACAGTAACAGTTTCCACTAGTAGCCACTCTTCGTTGCGTCGGTGTTGGCATAATCAAAATCTCCCGTGCCGCCCAATTTCTTTCTGTAGGCTATTGCTAATTCACTTTCTTGTGCTGCGAACTTTCTTAGTTCTGCTTTTTCCTCTGCGCTTAGAAAAGAATTTTTTGTATCCCATTCGGCTCTCCAAGCGTTGAATATGCGGTTAGCTTCCGCATCGTTTCTGGCATTCTGCATTCGATCTGCCAGAGCTAAGTCATTATTGAAGTCTGTGAATAACTTCTCATTTAATATTGCGATTCTGTTGAGATAGTCAGCCTGTTTTATCAAGCCCTCCCTTGAAGAAGACAGCGTGGGAGAGGCGGCGATAAACAAATTCATCTCTGCGTTACTAATAGCGCCCTTGGTTTGACCCACGAGCTGCATAGCCAGCCTCGTTCCAAGAGTTTGCAAAAGCTCTTGATCCCCAATATTTTCATCAAATCTTATTCCTAACTCCTGCAATATTTTTCTTGGGCCCAACGTAACCTGTTCCAGAAGACCAACATTGTCATCAAGTCGAGAGATAACTAGATTGAGGTGATTGATAAGGTCACTCTGCGATCTAGCTGCAGCATACCCTGCGCTTATTTCATCAATGCTTTTAGATAAAGACTCTCCCTGCTTAGTCGCAAATGTGCTTTGTCCGCCCATATTCACAGATACGCCCGGCGTTTTTACTTTTTGCGCGTTTGGCAATGCAGGTGGTATCACCTGACCATCGGGGCCTTTCGATCCGTAGATAAGCGCCATGTCACCTTGACTATTTTCGTTAAGGGTTGCGGTACGCCTTTCCGTTTTCCCTGTGACGGGATCCGTAAAATCGTACTCATAAGTCTCATAATTGGGCGCTCTGGTTTGAATCTCTAACGCCTTTATGGCTCTCTGGTTGAGATAATCTTCCGCCCGCTGTTCATCGTCCCTCGCAAGCTCAAAAGCCTTTAATCCTACCTGCTGATCTATTTGTCTTCTCTCTTCTTCTTGCTTTTTCATCCGCTCATTGAATTGAGCAAACCCCATCCCCATACTTTTGAACGCACCTGTGTCGGCAGGTGCAGCCAGCATCGCAGAGCCAAGATCAGAAGCAAGGTCGAAAAAAGAGGGTCGCGTCGAAGTGCCTAAAATCGGAGCAAGGCGCTCTTTGTATTGAGACACTGTTTGATCAAAAGTTTGAGGCTGGCTAGGTTGCGTGCCCATGGACTGTCGGATCAAATCAAGTGCCGCTTGGATCTCTTGATCAGTCATGTTGCCTGTCACGTTATTTGCCACTGATGCTCCTCCCCCGCTGAATCCTTTGATTTGCTCTTCGATCTGTGCTCTGCCTATGCTCATATGCCGAACATCTGGGTATAGTTGACCGCACCGCTCGGTTGTGCTGGAGCGCTCGGTGTGATGCTCTTTTGCACTGGGACACCTATCGAGCCGGGCAAGTAAGGCGCGAAGTTTGGAGTGTTTTCGGGTAGTTGTGGCAGATACGGCGCGAAGTTAGGAATCCCCTGCTGTTGCCCTTGTGGTGGGAATAGCTGGTATCCTGCTTGTGCTAATTGTGTTAGAGAATCTATTTGATTAGTTGCAGGCGGAGGGGGGGTTACCCCAGCCTGTTGAGCCTGTATGTTTAACGCCTGCTGGCCTTGGTTAAGGGCCTGCTGCTGCATAGCCGCCTGTTGCCCTTGGCCAAAGAAGTTGCCCAAGGCTCCGAGTGTTGCCAGACCAGCGCCCAAGCCTGCCTGCAACGCGCTCGGCATAGGGGCGAACTCTGTGCCTATCTGGCTGGGGCCAGTCTGCTGTCCTGCGAGCTGAACGAAAGGCAACAGGCTTTGATACTGTTGCATAGGCGCCTGCTGAGCCTGCAACAAAGCGTTCCTTTGCGCATCGAGCTGAGTCTGATTTAGAGCCTGCTGTTGTCCGCCAATACCCTGCAAGCTCGCCACATCCTGAGCACCTGCCGCCGCGACGTTCTGACCTAACCCCGTCATCTGCTGACCAAACTGAGTTTGAGCGCCCTGCCGTAACTGTGCTTGTTGACCTAACATATTTGAATAATTCTGCTGTGCAGCCATGCGTTGATTAGCAAGATTACTCTGCTGTTGAGCCAGTTGTTGCTGAGAGGCGAGTCTCTGTGCGGCTGTTTGACCGAGGGTGGCCTGTCGTGCCTGTGATGCAGCCTGTTGTGCCGAAGCCGCAGACATCTGCTGACCTGTCAAATCTTTGGCAGCGCCAAATCTTTGACCAGCCAAACCCGCAATCTGGCTACTGAAACGCTGTTGTGCGGCAAGCCTTTGTTGTGCAGCATCGCTCAACGCGCCTGCCATCCGCTCGCCTGCACCGCTTTCAAGTTGAGCACGCTGTCCAATTTGATCCGCCAACCTGCTGCCAGCACTAAAGCGTTGCTGAGCACCTGTGCCGAGTCTCGTAGCCAGTTGCTCTCCTGCGCCAAATCGTTGACCAGCCAAAGACGCCAATCCTGTTGCGGCCTGTCTTTGCGCGGCCTGTTGACGAGCAAACTCACCAAGCGCCGTCTGCTGCGCCCGCTGGAAGCCTCCAGAGCGAATTGCAGATATTCTGTCTGCCAGACCGCGACCCAGCGCTTCTCTCCGCTCCTCGGCCGTCAGTCTGGCTCTGGAGCCAAATGCAGACTCACCACCTGTCTGGATGTCTCGCGCCCGCTGCGCGATGTCCGCTTGATCAGCACCCTCCAGAACATCTTCGATGGTTTGCTGTACCACCGCCTGCTCGAAGGGATCGTAAAACTCTCCTGTCATCCTTGGATCAAAGCCACCCGTGGTCGCTCTCAGTCTGGCCTCCGACTCACTTAGCCTAGATCCAAGATCACTGACCCCTCTGGCAGAGCCGAGTTCTGATGCCCCTAAGCGACGCTCTAGCCCGCCGATTGCAGATCGCAGTGCCTGCTCAGACCGCCCAAGGCCCGGCTGTAATCCAGAAATAGCACGCCTTCGCTCTGCCAAAGAACCAACAAGATCACCGCTGAAATCATCAATAGCGGCCTGCTCACGCCCCAAAGCTCTATCGAGCTGTTGCTCAAGCGTAGATACACCGCCGCGTAGAGTGCCAGTGGCCTCACCTACCCTGCGGCCGAGATCTCTTTCTGCCTGTTCTGCCAGACCCTCAATTTGCCCCAGATCTTCGCCAAATCTGCCAGCAGCCCTGCGTCCTAAACCTAACGCTTCCTGCAGCTCACTGGAATAATCCGTCAAGGCGCCGCGAGCGAAGTCTCTCTGCGCGTCTAGTCCGCTGGTAAGAGCCGCGAGTCCACGTCCATACGCCTGCTCTGCCGCACTAAGAAATGGAAGCTGTTGACCGACCTGAGACCGCGCAATGTCTTGGGCAAGTTGTTGGTCGGCAGTGAGTCCAGCAATGGCCTGCGGTATGACAATTGGCCTACCTTGATCGTCAAAGAAGGTGCGCTCTGCCGCCCTAAAAGCGCCGGGCAAGAAGCCAGTCTGCGTGGCATCCCCAAACAGCAACTGCTGAATGATGGGGTCCATTGAGACATCGCGGCGTGCTATGCCGCTGACAAAAGGCGCTTCATTGCTGACCTGTGGGGGCGCCACTTGATCTTGAGTGGCGGGCAGTTGAGTTGGCTGTGGATTTTCTGCTGCCGCTCTTGCGGCTTCATCATCCACAGAATAGCCACCAGAAGGCACCGTAACCGTTTCTCCCGTGTACGGATTTGTCACGGAGCTTACCATCATCGTGTTCATAGATCCGGGCGGTGGGGGCACTACCCAATCAGGAAGTTGCGACCTCTCACCGCCGCCGGTCCCTTGAGGCTGGAAACCCGTAAATTGGGAACCGTAACCAAGATCAACATAACTTCCCGGCTTTCCTTCTGCGTCATAGTACTGACCCATGACGGGGCCGTAGGGAAGATCTAGAATCTCGGGTGTGCCATCGGGGAAGGAGTAGGGGGTTCCGGATTGCTGACTCATGTTATGCCCCCTTCGCCTGCGGCGCAGTCGCGAACTCTGAGAAGAGGTCCATCATCTTGTACATCAGGTCGATGCCTTTCTCTCTGGATTCTCCATTCGCTGGCTTGAGCGTGATGATGCCGTTGTCGTTGTTCATGTCAAAGGCGCCCGCACCTCGAACAGCTCGGCCCGTCATCACAAACTCGCCGTCACTTAGCATGGCTGGAATGTCATCGCTGATCTCCGTGCCTTTGCCGTCTATATCACCCGTCATGCGGACGAAGACCTCTTGATCTACGTCTCCACCTTCCGCAAAGGCCATGACGGGCCCGCCATATCTTGCCTGCATGGGCGCAGGGGCGCCTCCTGACAGCGATGGGATAGTGCCAGCGGGCAACAAGCCAAACTCAACTGGATTCGGACTAGGCTGGCCAGTGCGGCGAGCAATTTCTTGTTCGATGTTGTACCGACCCATTGCGTTCATCTGCGTCAGCGGAGTCAAAGGCACGCCTTTGCGATCTTTGGCTTCGTCGTAAGCCAGCTTGCCGACCAAGCCAGCCAAGCCAGCCGTGCCGAGCAATCCGCCGATTCCCATACCGCCCATTCCGCCTTGACCGCCAAGGCCAAGCATCGACATCAGATTGAAGCCGCCACCGCCTTGCTGTGGCATAAATTGCTGTCCCTGCTGACCGCCTTGTGTCATCTGCTGATATTGATTGAAGGCGCCCAAGAGACCCTGTTGGCCGATCATGCCTTTTTGCTGTAGCTCAGTAAGAATTTGCTCGGGCGTCAATCCTCTTTTTCCCGCTTCTCTGATCGCTTCAGCAATCTTTGGGTCTGCGTTACCAGCCTCATATAAGACGTCTCCAGCGGGCTTTCCGAAGATTGTGCCGCCAAGATTGGTCAAAAGACCCTTGTTATCCGCGCCCGGCATTACATATTCATAGATACTGGAGCCTGTATTTTGCAAATTGCCCAAGAGACCCACGTTGTCGGCGCCCGGCATGATGTATTCATAAGCATCACTTAAAAGACCGGAAATTCCGCCACTAGTACTAGGAGCGAATCCAGAAGGGAAGGAAAAAGTGCCGCCACCGAAACCCGGTATTTGAAAACCGCCACCGCTACCGCCCGGCATTGGCATTCCAAGAGCTGCTATGCCTCCGAGAGGATTGCCAGATTTGAATGCATCGTAGACATTAAAACCTTTGGAGACGTAAGCGGCAGGAAGTTGCCAAGGGCCGGGTATAAATTGCGCGACTTGCGCCACCGGCTTCACTACTTTCTTGACTACTTTTTTTACGCTTTTAAAAGCCTTTTTCAGAAAACCAAACTCTTCAAGACCAGTGACCGGATTGAGCGAGGCAATGCCTGCGCCCACCACATACTCTTCTGGATTCATGTCCAGCTCAGCAAAGCGATCACCGACTATCTTTTCAAATGCTTCATCTGCCATGACTTGAGGAGGCAAGATGACCTCGCCGGGCGCGACGTGAACAAGCTGAGTATCTGGGCCCCTGCCTGCTTGAGCCAATTGGATAGCCATGTCAGCCATTGGCGCTTGAGAACCGACCATTGCAGCTTCGGCCAAGCCCTCCGCAGCTCGTCGGTCTGTCGGATCTTCCGCCATTTGGGCCGCGCCCATCAGACCCTCAATAGTCTGACGCAGAGCCTCGTTAGGATCCTGTGGCATCATCGCGCTTTCTGCTAATCCCTGCTGCACCTCGGGATCTGACGTGTCGAGTAGGTCAGCATCTACTGGACCGCCCTCGGCCATTCCCATAGGCATCCCCGTGAGGGAAGCAATTCTCTGTTGTAAAAATGTATTCATGGCGTGCTCACCGTTACAGATCCCACTGCGGACGTCACTCCGACGCCGCTCGGATAGCTTTGATGCTCATACAGGTTTCGAAACTGGGTGCCGTCGAACGCCTGATGAATGCTTAGCGTAGTATTAAAGATAATGGCTCCCGTGGCAAATTGCTGCTGAGAGATCTCGGTCGAGTTGAAGTGTGGAGAGATGGTAAAATCCACTGCTCCGAGGTTTATTTCGAGAATGCGAACAAGCCTATTGAATATCTCTGCCTCTACGCCCTCCGCGCCGGTTGCAAGCGGCAGTCGCGTCGGCAGTAATCTGCTCATTATCGACGTCCACTAGGTTGCAAATCGACACGGGTAGTGCCGAGACGCCATTTGTAACCTGTCGCGTCAGTTGTGCTCAAATCATCATCTGACTCAAATCGCACCACAATCTGGCGTGATCTGCTTCTCAAATTTTTAAACTGTGTGTCACTCAATATCTGAGATGTGCTTTCTGTTGTCAAAGAGTCACTAGGAAAATCGCGGCTTTTCAAAACAAAATTGACCGCTGGATTATTGCTGATGCCAGTGTCCGTAATAAATCGGACATCCGGTATCACCTTTTTCACAAAGCTGAAATTCTCGCCAGCGCTGATGTCAATGTCTCCAGATTCAATGAACACATTAGACATTCCCGCATTTAGATTGTCGTAACCAACCTCGTGTTGGAAAACAAATTGCTCAGAATTATCGGTCGCAGTAGCAAGAGGAACGTCCTCAATTCCTGCATCTAACCATGCGTAACGAACTAACGACCCAATGCTCCAATGGTTTTCCTCGTAGTTATAGATAACGTATCGAGATATTTCTCCCGTGCCGTCTTCCTTGCTCGGATAGAAAAACCACATTTCTCCGTACTCACTGTTTAGACCCATGTGGCATTTAAACGCTTGGCCCAAATCTAAGTCATTGAAAACGTATTCCTGTACGGTACACGGCAGTTTTTTTACTGCGCCAGTGTAGATAAAGAAGCCCGTTTTGCTTGCAAAGAATACGCCAATCGGGGCTGTTACTGCAGCCTTCGGTCCCACCAATCCAGCGCCCTCGTTGACGAGATTCACCGCAAAGGTCAAAGGAGGCCCGATAAACTGCATCGAATACAAGCTGGTGTCCGTCCAGATCAAAATCTCTTGCCGACTTTTTATTGCGCCTATGATGAAAGATCCTGCTGAAATTCTTACAGAGCCAGCAGAATTTGTTGCGGTGGGATTAAAATCCAATTCGTTTTCGCCATCCGAAAATGCAATAAGCATCGGATCAATCGATCCTGATCGAGAGGCGCCAGAGATAGGGTCAGCACCTAATACAATCAAATGGCGATCAATCTCTGACGTAATCACTTGCAGGCCAACGGTCGGCACAAGATCTGCACCCGAGACGCCAGAAAGGGCCACGGCACGAGTAGACAAACCTCCGCTTTCTAGCCATCTAAAAATACCGCCACCGCGTGGATTTATGATTAAGTTTTCGCCGAAGTTGTCATGCGTCCATAACCGGAGCTGTCCAGTGTTTGCGATAGCACTTGTTGACCCCCAAGTGCCAGCGCCCCACGTTCCTGCACCCCATCCTGTAGCCTGCACATACACATCTAAACCGACATTAATTTGATACGTTCCGACTGTGCTCGATCCGCCATTACCAGAGTCCGACGAGTTCGCAGTCACCGTGCTGCCAGATGTGTCCTTGGCTACAATTGTATAAGCGTTAGCGCTCGTTACGAGCACGATTTGATATTCTTGATTGAGCACCGTAGCGGTGATGTTGCCTCCGAGGGATGCTGCACCGCTGAAAGTCACAAAGTCATTGTTGACTGCGCCGTGACCTGTATCGGTGACCGTGATTGTGGAGGAGCCGTTCGTTGCGGCAAAAGTGACGTCTCCCGCTGACGTCGTGGAGCGAATCGGAGTTACATCGTAATAAAGATCGCCCGACTCGACGTAGTATTTAAACGTAGTGCCGAGTCCAAGATACCGAACGCCACCCAGCTCAATCCAACTATGCAGAGCGCGGGCAACGCCAAGGAAAGCATTAGTGCCCAGCTTAATCCAGCCACCGATTTTTTCGACGCGGCTTTTGCGGAATCTAACCAAGTTGCCATCCACCCAACCTCCCTTGGAAGAGTAGTCCGTGGCCTCTTTATCGATCCCTGCCTTAAATTCTAGATTTGTAAGTGGCATGGCCCATCAGGCCAACCTGATGATGGCGCCAGTCGCGGTCGGGCTGGGGAAGACCACCGTAAAATTGCCCGCTGTAGAGCTTTTATCTGCACCGAAGTCCAACACGCAGACAGCCTTGTTCGAGGCAGAGGAGTTGTATATAAGGCAGCCCCTAGCCGTGACGGTAGCTGTGCCAAATGTCAAATCTGGGCTGAAATCACACACGGCCGTAGTTCCCGTCGCGACAGGAGTGACCGAAGTAAGGTTTGCTCCGCCTGCCGTATAATTTGTGCCGCTCGACTGCCCAGTTGTGACGTAGGCTGTGGTGCTGGCGCCCAATGTCGCACTTGAGGTGTAGAGCGCCAGCTTGAAAGTATTCCCAGAGCTTGCGGTGAAATTATGGGTGCCGACCAACAGCTCTTGCTTGAAACTGGTACAGACTGCCTGAGTGATCGCCATGACTTATAACTCCTTCAATATATCAGCGAAATCAGCGTGCCCCTGTCCACGCAATTTTTGAGCCACCGTAGTGCGATCACTGAAGATTGCACTTTTCATGCCGTTCAGAATAACATCATAAACCTGCTGTCTGAAAGCCTCCGCCTGCATCCTGATGTGTGGGTCCGCCTGCTCAGAAATGCTTACTAATCTGTCTGTCGTAACTCGCGCCCAAAACTCGGGATCGTGGCCACCATTATTAGAGGTCTCAACCCACACGTCGCCGAGTGCAACATCCGCTATGTTAGAAATCATCCCTTATAAGGCTCCGCAGCTCTCGGTAACTCTATACGCTGTAGGTTGTATTTTTGCTGTGCTTCAGCAAATTTACTGCGATTGCAAATAATCCACTGACCGTCCACATCGTTCACCGCCATCAACGGGTCATCTAATCTGTGATAACCATACAGGCGCTCGTGAGGGTCCACATTAGAATCCAAAAGCGCTGAACGGGGGCTTGCCCCAATTGACACACCCTCACTTATGCAGCGGGATACCCAAAACTCAACGCACCCTCGGCCCGCCTCTGCAAAATGCAGGTTGTGCTTATAACTGAAGTCCATTCCAAAAAGGTCCATGTGGCCTACTTTGTTATACAGCCCAAACGCAATCGCGTAGGCAACCGTGTTATTCAAGTATGCACATTTCTGATCTTCGATCACCTCTACGATTGGATACTCGACCAGAGCAGGAACACGTTCATCCAATTCGCAACTGTAAATTGGGGCCTGTACTTCGGGTAGCATTCGACGCATCACGTCCGTTTGACCGCCCGCGTCCTCCGTGTCGAGGTATCGACTTGCAGGATCCATCATAAAAATACGGTCACACTCGAAAACGCTCAGCGCGGCGTTGATGCACCACACCTCGTCCCATTCTGCGGAGTTTTCTACCCCAATGACGTAATCAATTTGTGACGCGCCCAACCCAAGGATGGCAATTTTCTTGCCCTCCAGCTCCCTGATTTTTGACATTCTAGCTCACACCCATCCTCAACAAATCGAACCGATACTCATCGCGAGTAGCACGCCCCTCGGACACGTTCTTCATCCTCGCAATCCCTTCTTTAAATCTTGCCTCAAACGTCTGGATGACATCTGGCGGCTCCTTGAGAAATACAGCGCCCTCAACTAACGCACCGTACAGCAACGGATCTGGATGGTCGGTAGAGAGAAGCGTGCTGCCCGAATCAGAACCCACCGTAAGAGACGGCGGTTTATATAAGTAATGCAGCTCCACGTCATAGCCCGAATCTGGCACGGGGCTTAACTCGAAAGCGGTGTCATCAAAAAGAGAATAATACTTCGGTCTGCCTGTCGCAGTGGTGCTCGAATTGAACTCCTTCATAAAGCTGGGATGCTTATAAAGTAAGTAGTGATATTTACCACCAGTGATAATCGCTAAGGAAAACGGCGCGAAAAAGTCTGATGGTGTGGCCAGAAACCTTTTGCTTGTGGTCGTATTACCTGTGACATTTCTCCGCTGCTCGGGCAACTGCACCAGCTTGAATATACGGTTTTCACTCTCTTTTATGAATCGATCCAGATTATTGTTGAAGGTGGTCTCATCTACCTGCAGATAATCTTGGATCGTTGTTTTGAGCGATGACAGCGTAAAACTCATGTGATGGTCACCTCAACATTTCCCACAGAGGACGTAATAGCAAAGGATGTAAGTTGTGTGCCTAAAATACCTTTGTCCACATTTGTATATACCATAAAAAAATTGCCATCGTTGCCATCGCTTGACGGGTCAATGCGGGCGTCTCGAACTGCCTCTGGATCTGCTTGTATCGGATTTGGTTTGATCTGCGGTTCTTTGGCAGACCATTGATCTGGCCCCACAAGCAAACCATTCCAAGTTTTGCGCATATCCTTCAGCTTGTACCGGAATCCGGTAATGTCACAGATTCCGTATGCGTTTTTACCAGCAGCAAAAGTCATCAGGCAATCCGATAGATTGTGAGATCAGGGGCGACACGGAAGCTCGCTCTCGCTTGATCCTGAGACAGCGCCCGCTCGAACTCCTCTTCGTAAAGTTGCTTTAGCAGCGGCACTTTTTCCGGTGCTCTTTTGAGAGCTATGTAATAAGCAAGACCAGCGGCTAGGCATGGGAAAAAGCGGAAAGGCACATCCATAGTATTTGCCCCTGCGTCAGCGTCTTCTATTCTGCTTAGAACATTGAGGTGCAGAACGTAAGCCGAGTTTTTGTCTGGCGCAGGATAGATGCTGATGGTCGGAGAAATTTGCTTGTCAACAAAGTACTGATTTGGCTTGCCTGTAGTTGACTTGGTTGCTATATGCGCGTACTCAGCTCGTGATAGCTTGCTGAGCGGTATATCAGTGACAGAACCCTGTACTGTTTCGCGCACAAAGACATCCAGCACATCAATGACGGACGTGGGATCGGTTGTATCAATCGTGTATACAATAGTGTCCTTTACTGCACTTATTGTTTTCTGATTGATGGTCCACTGATTAAGTCCGCGATTGGCCCACTCTGCCAGCATCAGGTTCAAAGACCGTTGAGCGGTCTGTAGATCATAACCAGTTCGCAGCTCCAGCCCGCAGCGTTCGAAGGCTTCCTCTACATAGTCAGCCACGTCAAGTTCGAAATCCCTGCTGCCGCTAGTCGCCATCGTCCGCACCTGCGTAAAGGTTGTTGAAGATCTGATTTACGTCAAGCGTGTAGTCTAAATCAGATTTTGAGTAATGGATATGTTGAGATGGTCTAAAGTCTGGAGCGCCCTCTCCGGTTTCAAACCAAGCAGGGTGAGTGACCCGCACCCGATTATTGGGTAAGGCGACAATATTCCCAGTCCATGGGCCCGCATCCAATAACTCTAGAACGTGACTTTGCTTGTGCTGCGCAGGATCGTCAGCAATTTCGTTCTCAGCATAATCCACTGTAAAGTAGTATTTCGCGGGGTACATTTCTCCATCGATTATGGCGAGCCATGGGCAGGGCGTTGCTCTATCGAGCACATAAACCGCGTGATGATGCGAGCTGCAGTCCCACGGTTGAGCCGCCCAAACAGGCATGGGCTCTGGCCATTCCTCTAAAGGAGTATCGCCGACCAAAGCCGTGATAGGCATACGGGCCCACATGGCGCCGCCATGCACGTTGGGCTCGTCATCTTCGTCGTAGGTTTCTGCTCCAGTAAAAATCAACTGGAAACTGAGGCACCTCGTCGGCATGGTCGTGACAGCAATAGCCATGGCGTGAATAAATTCGCCGTGGTATTTCTGGTGATTATGCGTGTACTCCCTGCGCACCCAGCACTTGAAGTGCGGGATGTTACTTTGCAAATACGCCATTTATCTGCCAAACAAACCACTCTTCTTTTTGTTTGGCGGACGCATTTTCTTTCTGCCGCCGCCAGCGCCGCCCTTGGTTTTCATAGCGCCGCCCATGGCCATGCCCTTGGCTTTCATGGCACCGCCTTTAGCCATTTTGGTTCTCTGTGGCCCACCACGTTTTTTGGCCTTTTTCTCCATCATTGCTTTTGCGGTAGGCATTGTGGCATCCATCACATTACTCAACACTCCGCCCCTAGCATAACCTTTAGACTTCATCTTGCCGCCTTTTTTCATACCTTTAGCTTTCATTTTCATAACAACCTCACGATCTTGGGATTCTGGTTTTCCGTCTGCGATTATTCATCATCGCACCGCAGCCTCTTGCTTGTACTTCCACAACGCCACCATTGTTCATATTTCGGGCAATAGCCTCGCCGCGCTTGCGCTCGTAGCCAGATAGCTTGCCGTCTTTATTAAGGTCAGCTTTTTTTTCGTCAATCTTCATTTGCGAAATCTCCTTGATTTTTTCGCCGCCTTTTTTGGCTGCTTCGAAAACTGCTTTCCTTTTTTGGTGTCTGCTCGCTTTTTGCGAGTGGTAGCTGCGTACTCTTTATCTGACATGGCCCTGATCGCCTTCTCAGGTAGATATCTCTCACCCGTAGCTTTAGGGCCCTGAGTGCTAGGCTTACCAGATTTTGTGCGCCACTTTTGTTTGGTCCACTTTTTCAAGGACTTCTGTGACTTCTTGAGAGCCATTAGTCCTTGTATCCTCCCCCAGCTTTTTTGTAAGCAGACGCCAACATCTGCGCTTTCCTGGCACTCCATTGGCCGGGCCTTCCGCCCTTGCCGCCCGCCTTGATACGATTAAAAATCCTTTTACGAAGCGCAGGCTTAGTGTAGTTGCCTGCTTCGTTTACACGAGACTTCGCTTTTTTTTTCGCTTTTGGTCTAGCCTTGGCCTTTGGCATTATCTCATCCCTTCGCTCATTCTCGGATCCACTACGATTCGTCTCGGAGGTGGAGGTCTAAACTCAGGGCCTCTGACTGGAGGCGTTTGTCCTCCGTAAAGTTCTGCCATCAGCTCTCTAAGTCGATCCACATCAATGTTTGGGATCATGCCTCCAAAACCGCCCGCACCGCCTGTCAGGGCTGCGATTCGTTCTTGCAGGTTCTGTGGGATTGCTGGCGTAGCAGGCGCAGTTGCGGGCGCGTCCACCCCTCCAGAGCGATCTCCCATCGACGCTATAACGTCATCGATAGCCTGCTGAATGCCTTCACTGTTAAACACGCTTGAAAGGAATCCGCCGCCCATTGGATTTGGCGTGAAGGGCACCGGATTTCCTACTGGCATCGTAGATACCGTAGGCTCTTGACTACGCATGAACAAAGCATACTCAGCGTTAGTGACAGCCCCGTCGTTGTTCAGATCTGCCCCCTGTTGAGCAGCAAAAGCCTGATTAGCCGCAGCCTCTTGCTGTGTCATGCCCCTATTTTCCATCAGCTCAGCAATCCGCGCCTCCAAAGGGCTCATCGGAGCTGGGTCGGATCCGCCTGTCGCCTTCTGCACGGTGGTCAGAAGATTGTTAAAAGTATCAGCCGGTGTCGCGGGTGTGGGATCTGCGGGTGTGGGATCTGCGGGCATGAATCCGCCTGTAATCACTCCATCATCCGTAGGCGCCTGCCGCGTCGCTGGATTCTCCATCAGATACTGATATTGATCGTAGGGATTTGGCGTAAAAGAATCGAGAACGCGCTGTCTGTCCGCGATGACCTGCTGGACAAGACCGCCTTGGTTCATATCCATGGGTTCTGAGGGAGGGCGCGAAAAAGAAGCCAATTGCGAAAGCATTTTACTTAACATATCCGCCCGAGCTTCGGGCCGTCTTTCAAAACGTCCGATAGAAGGCAGATCCTGCCTGCGCCCTCCAGATCTCGGAGAGCCCATATTTAACAAGCCTAAACTGAGTAATCCCCGAGGCCGCATAGGGTTGAAATTTTGCAAATCGGGTATTGGCCCAGCAGGCTTTGTGCCTTGTTGTGCCTTAAATCTACCTAATAACATCGCTTATGTCCTCTGTCACCAAGCCTTGCACGACCAGTATCTTGCCGAAAATTTATCCTTTGCCGTGTCGCATTTGTGCCGCGCTCGGAAAGATTTACGCCTAGCAGGCTGACTTTTTTTGATCGTCATCTTGCTATCGCCGTACCTGACCAGCTTGACCTCATTCCCCTTTTTGGCAAGGACCGCACTTTTCTTGGCCTTGCCCGGAGTTCGTTTTGGCTTGTTGTAGCCAGCAAAAGTCTCCCCTCGGTACTGTAGCCGCCCAGAGGGGAGTCGTTTGACATCTTTGGTCGTTGCCATAATTAACCGAAACTCTTGATCAGTTCCAAAATAATCATGTAGCTATCACCACTTGAATGACCGACCGTTGTGAAGTCCAAGTCGCCTGTCTTACCGCTGCCAGCGTTATTCGGTATGCCAGAAAAATCAGAATAGTCGTGATGACCATTCGAGTTTTCTGACAAACCAATGGCCAGCACGTTGCTTGAGGCATCAAACTCGATCTTTACGCTCATGCCAGTGCATTGCCACCAAATTTTATTGATGGTCACACCAGTGCAGGCTTCACCTTGCGCGTTGGAAGTCAGTGCAGAGACGTCTACTTTTTTTACCGCAGACTCTCCCGTACCGTCACTCGCGTTCGTAAATTTTAAGACGGCCTTTCGCTGACCGTCTTGTATGGTCTGAGATGTAACTGCGTCAGCCATGTCTAGTCTCCGATTTAGAGTTCAGTGGCTGCTGTCCGCTCTTTCATTGCGGTAATGTAATCCACAGTCAAAACTTTCGCGGCTGCTGCGCCATTCTGAATACCAAAGCTGACTGTCAACTCTTCGTCATCTGGAGCATTCGTAGAGGCAACGGTGCCGACCTCAGTATTGTTCTGATAGACGTGAAATTTCTGACCCTT